GGGGCCCCGGCCTGGGCAAGGGGGGAGTCGCACCCCTCCAACTAACTTGTCTTGTTAGCGATCCCACTAGGGATCAGATCTCTAACTCGCTTGCACCGTTACAAAAGCACAAGAAAGTCGTATAGATCCGGACCTGTTATCTGGCATTTCACCAAATCTGTTTTGTTGTCGGGACTTTAACCCAACTGCTTTCATATTTGTTTTTCAAATTTATGACAGAAAAATACATATATATATTTCTGCCTGAAAAAGAAACGCATAAATGAAGATATAAACAATCACCATTCGTAATCCTTACGAACAGTAGTCTTTATAAACTTACCTTTATAAGAAAACAACAATCTAAAGTTGTCGAAATTAGACAGAAACTTTCTGACACTAATTAAGGCAGCCAAAGAAGAAAATTTCGGTCTATATCTTTCAATAATAGCCGAATCAAGAGCATATAGAACTCGCATATCATCATAACAACCATAATTATCGTTGATAGAAACAAAGATTTCAGACAATAATTTGTCAGCACCCAAACGAGGAATATCCTTTTTTCCGAGTTTTTCTATCAACTTGCGAGCGTCAGGAACAAATCTCCACCTCGAACCAACTCGTAGAAGAAATTTACCGCAAAAGGAAGGGTGATCCATAGACAACAACTTACACTCAAAATTCCAAAGGTTCTGCAGTCTAGAACAAGGATCACTTATTATCTCTCCTTTGGGGTATAAGATTAAAGAATCATCCCCACCAAAGATAGAGAAAATCGCCTTCTCTAACGGTAAACAATCTAACAACGCCAAAACAGCGCACCACGTGTTTGAGAAATAAGTATCAACATTACCAGATTTCTGCTGGAATAGTATAAACGCTTCGATACCATTAGTCCTATCTTTAGCGTTCGTTTGCCATTGTGATTGTATCCAATAATGTTTCAACTCTCCAGAAAGACCGAACCTCTCATAGAGGGCTATAACAGCGCCTATATGTAGACCAGTCTTAGATTTATCGTATTTGGAAATATCGATTTCAATAGAGTCCATGTCCAAATCCATAGGTAAGAAAGAGATTTTTTCATCCAGTTCAGCAGACGTCATTCTAGCGTTCACCACAAACCATGGGTGTAACGCTTTCAACATCCTTTCATTGATCTCTTTCATAACATGACCAAAGTAAGCATTCACGAGTTTGTCAGGATATACTATCGTTTGTAGTGCCAGGTACTCGTGTTGCGGGGAGCAATCTAGTTTTGGTTTCACGTCATTTTTAATCATAAAGTTATAGGTCGTGAAATCAATTTGATCAACCATCCGAGGGTCCTTTAACATTTCTGCTTGAGCTTTGGGAGACTGTTTTTGCCACCAACGTTGAACAGACTCATAAGTGCAGAGAGGAGTGAGATCCATTAAATCTGGATTGAACAATGTAGTCATCGCCTTACCAACGGTAGTATCGATCAACTCCAATTCATTCACAGATTCTTGTAAACGGGGAACGGCGAGATTTCTTTTTTTAAGAGCGATGACAGCTTCAGTGAAGCTGCTAACTCTTTTTTCTGGCATAGCAGTTCTCAGCGAAGGTGTTAAAACTTCAGGTTTACTGAAATTTTTGAAACCTTTTCCCATTTTTAATTTGCAGTCTGTTAGATCCATGTTAAGAGAAGAAGTAGCAACGATTTCCCCGTCGAAATCCGAACATCTGACAGAATTGCCAGGACACATACTATCATACCAAGTCTGTATAGTAGATATGTCACCACACTCAGGAACCAAAACTTTGGAATCTCTAAGCGTGCAATGTTCGAACTTCGACCCAAACCTTCATTTGGTCCCCTCAGAAACCAAACACTTTCTCAGCTGATTTTCTTCGACATCGATAATATCGCTGATATCTCTATACAAACCGTCTTCGACGACTGTGTAATAGATCAACGATCTTGTGTGACGGGTTAAACCGACGATGCTGTAGGGTTGATGATCTTTACCTCCAGGGTAAATGTTATTATCAGTCTTCATCAATCTAACCAAACAAACATCTCTGAAGGTTTCACCTTGGGCTTCATGGACAGTACTAGTTCCAGTTTTATTTTTTTTTATATTTTCAGCGTCTTCCCGAACTGTACTAACCGCGGATTTTATACCTGCATCTCTCAACATATTCTGAATAACAGCTTTATCCGATTGCAGGAATGTGAGATATTGTATCCCGGGGACTAAAGGTAGGTTACTAGGAGTCGGGATGACCTTTGAAGTCATACTCCTTACCTTGTTGTTGTAAGTCCTAATCTCGTTACCAGAATAATATCTCTTCTTATTGAGCATGTAAGCAACGTCGGCAGGGATTCTATAAGAATCGCGTTTCTCTTCAATCACTAGTCTTTCTTTCGGAAAGGCGTAGTGTGTTAAGACCACCTGATCAACCCTATTGATAAAAGGAATCTGTTTAGTATCACCTTGGCAAATAACCAGCTCAGCGTTTAAGAGTTTAGCGCAAAAAACTATCATCCCATAATGAGACATTAGTGCTTCATCGAAATGAAACGAGCTGACTTTCTGCGTTTTTGAGTGATTTAGAAAAAAGGAATCCACTGTGCGAACTTGCGTGGAAGCAAGTCTCTCAGGCACGGCTTTCCCTCCTCTCTCTACAGGCAGAGTAAATCTTGTTCTGAGGTCATCAGTCGAACTTCTAGCAGTTGCAAGAACTACTTGGTTATATAGATCGGCATTATTTAAAATCCATGTGGACTTGCCACAGCCTGGAACTCCGTCTATTAACTTTACCTTGAGTTCTTTCTTGAACTTAGATCTATCTAGAAACTTCATGAGGTTATTAAAGATCTTCTGCTCATTCTTCAACATGGTGAGATCGGAGATAACATAATGATAACCTTCTCTCAAATTAGTAGGAAACACACTAGTGATCCTAGATTCTGAGTTTTTGTTCCAACTCAACTTCATCTGCGTGACATCAGTAGGTTTCCCGTCTACAACACGGAATTCCACTGCGTACTCATGCCCCACTTGATTAAACTGGGGTTTTTGAAACAGATATCTCACCGTCCCTTCACACGTCATAAAGAAAGCATTCTTTGGGAAAGCAGCTTTACTCGAGTGAAAATAACCACTGGCATATTCACAGATAAGTTTATACATTGTCGATTTATCACAAGCTATCTTTGATCGGAGGTACCACAAATACTCACATTGAGCATCATAATCATAGTCACCCGTAAGGGCCGGTCTACTTGGTGTCCTCTCAGCAGTAACTGAATCATCCACGTATGTCATCTGTATTCTTTCATCCTCAAAAACCCTCTTCGGGTTAAGTTTCTCCTCTAGATCCATGAGAATATCATTTATCTCATCAGCGCTAATATCGTCGACAGTGTCTTTCCATTCCTGGCCCAATTTGAAATAGTCTTCAACAATATGAATACCAGAGCTGCTACTAGAATTGGTTAAACTCTCAATTCCGCTCAATTGGGTAGCGTTATCTGAAGTGGTATCCAGACTCTTAGTAGAGTCAGTATCGTCACCTGCCACGCCTACACTCTGAACAATTTTTTCTGTGACTTTCCTTATATCATCGGACATCGCATTATACTTCTCAACTTCCGCATCCATGTTGTACATGTGTTCAACCTCGTCTTGGTAACTTTTATACCAAGCTGATACGGCACTCTCCACTGGGATAAATAAAGGTAAGTCTCCTATGTTAAATAGGTCCTGACCGAAATTATAACCCATGAGTTTCGATAGCCATTTCAATGATTTGTGGTAAACACCTCTTTTTGGCCAAACCTTTTTCTTCCAGAAATAACCCAAAACGTCACATATACCTATGTCTTTCTTGCTGTGTAACTTCAATTGCTGCATGAGCTCTTCTTCTTCCTTACGTTTAAAAATCTCTCTAGCAGTAACTGTGACAGCAATATCAGCCAATAGAGACGGCTCGACCGAATCCACAACTCTTACATGCGTACCATTAAACACAATTGAATTATTGATGGACGCAAGCATACTCTTAGCGGACTGCAAGTCCATCTTTCCCTGATTCAATCTCATCAAATACTCCTCAATCCTCTTTCTCAAAACATTTGGAATTCTGACAATCTTCATATCAAGAGTGTCAGAGTTCTCATTAAGTCTGTAAACTGGCATTAAGCAATCGGCATTCTGAGGTACCGGAATACATTTGAAACCATTAATATTCTCAGAAAGCAAATCACCATTGCAAATATCCCTACCGCACCTAAGACCATTGACGTTCATAGTACCAGTCAAAGTTGCCTGATATTCGGAAACATCTGTGATCTTTAGGAACATAGTATCTCCTCTAATCTGCATAAGTTCAAGGGAGAACAGAGTGTCGTCATCAGAGAGCACGAATCCCTTGCGAATATATTCCAAATAGGAGTCGTAATCGTGCTCGTAACCCATGTTTGGGTCATCTGAAAACCAAAACCTTACTCTATCTCTTCCAATCAGTCCATGCGTCATCGATTTAGTTTTGTTCTTGAGAACGCAATACCTTCCACCAGTGAAAAGCAATGGTCCTCCGACAGAAACATCATGGACAGCCCCTTCAGAACATTCTTCTCCCAACAACATGTAAGGGGAGAAAAGAAAACAACAAAAGGTTTGTTGTATTCCTTTTTTCTCCATAGCCGTCACTAAATCTTTCAACTTTATATCATAGATGGAATGTATAGCCACTGCATATCGGAGACCCGACTCTCCATCCTTAGTTTTTGGGTCCCACACACATTTTTCAAACGTGTTTTGACAAAAGGTTTCCCCATGCATAGCTTCGACAGAAAGATCCCCTCTTTTCAGAGCCCTCTTAATGCGTTCATTATCCATCTTGACTTTCTCGTAGTCACATTTAAACTCCGGAGTCTGTTTATCAAGACCCCTAGCAAACCTCTCCAAATTAGTAAATCGTGTTCTTTTTCTCTCCGCATCTCGCGCGTCAAGTATGGGACAACAACAGTGTATCCTCGGTTCATCATTTAGATTCTTCTTCATATGTGTCACCCAGTTCCCACCTATGTCCCACACGAAAGTTTGTTTCTTTGGCAACATATCCAATAGCAATTGAGTCTCCAGTTTCCTACAAGCAGCAGCCACAGAGTGGGTGCCACTCTCAGTACCACTAGACACAACATTATATTCTGGATATAAATTAGACAACTCCTGCAATGTTGTCGGTGACATCGTCCTCCTGACATCTATAGTTTTCTTTGTTTGATTCGTCTTAGTCATACCTCTGATCGTAGTTGCATAATAGTCCGAAAACTCTTGGTGCAAAGGCGACCTAGTGTTTGACGCTGCTGTAGTGACAACAGCGTTTATAACTGCCTCACTGCTCAACATATTTTTCATCATTTCATTAAGGCAAGCCATTGGGTCGTTGAGTGGTGGATCTAGCCGTTACTCAACTAATGTCTCTTGTCCAAGTGGACGTTTCTTTCAATTCTCTCTCTTGTCGCAACTTGTCTAGGAATGCACAAGACAAAGAAAATTTAC